TCATGCGCAAGATCGTGGACCCGCGTGGACCTTGAGATTGAAACGGCCCGCGTATTTGTCCCGCTGCTTCAACCCGCCCGGTATAAGGGCGCATGGGGTGGGCGAGGCTCGGGCAAGTCGCACTTCTTCGCAGAGCGGCTGATTGAGGACTGTCTGGCGTCGCCCGGAGAATCGGGCGGCATCGGAATGCGCGGGGTCTGCATCCGCGAGGTGCAAAAGACCCTCAAGGAATCCAGCAAGCGCCTCATTGAGGACAAGCTCAAGGCGTTTCGGATCACTGAGGCCGACGGCTTCCGGGTGTTCAACGAGGTAATCCAAACCCCAGGCGATGGCCTGATTGCCTTCCAGGGCATGCAAGACCATAACGCGGAGTCCATCAAGTCGCTGGAGGGCTTTCGCAGGGCCTGGGTTGAGGAAGCCCAGACGCTATCGGAGCGCAGCCTAGAACTGCTGCGGCCGACGATCCGCTCTGAGGATTCCGAGCTGTGGTTTAGCTGGAACCCGCGTAGAAAGTCGGACGCCGTTAACAAGTTGCTGCGCGGCAGCGTATTGCCGACCGGCGCGATTGTCGTAACCGCCAACTGGCGCGACAACCCGAAATTCCCGAAGGTGCTTGAGCAGGAGCGCCAGGACTGTCTGAGAGACAAGCCCGAGCAGTACGACCACATCTGGGAGGGCGGATACGCCACGGTCCTTGAGGGGGCCTACTACGCATCCGACATCGCCAAGGCCAAGGCTGACGGCAGGATCGGCAGGGTAGCGCCTGACCCGTTGATGACGATTCGCCTGTTTTGCGACATCGGCGGGACCGGAGCGAAGGCCGATGCCTTCACGATCTGGGCGGCGCAGTTCATCGGTAAAGAGATTAGGGCGCTGGACTATTACGAACAGGTAGGCCAGCCGCTAGGCGCTCACCTCACCTGGATGCGCTCCAAGGGCTATACGCCCGACAAGGCGCAAATCTGGCTCCCGCACGACGGGGCATCGAACGATAAGGTTTACGACGTTAGCTACGAGAGCGCGCTGCGCTCCGCCGGCTATACGACAACGGTTGTCCCGAATCAGGGCAGGGGCGCGGCATCGGCCCGCATCGAATCCGGCCGCAGGCTGTTCCCAGGCATCTGGTTCAACCAGGAAACGACGCAGCCCGGCCTAGACGCTTTGGGCTGGTATCACGAAAAGAAAGACGCGGCCCGCGATATCGGGCTTGGCCCCGATCACGACTGGTCGAGCCACGGCGCGGACGCCTTCGGGCTGATGTGCATTGTTGCTGAAGAAGCCCAGCGCGCAGCCGCCCCGATCAACTTGGAAAAACTCATGAACTACTCAACGGCGTTCGGCTGATGCGTTCGGCCGAGGCATTCGCTGCCGGCATGGCGATTAAAGTCTATGAGCCGGACCCGGCGCTGTGGCGCTTCTACGGCCCCGGCCTGAGCGCGCGGGAGTATTTCGTGCCGGCAGGGTCGGTTGAGGTAAGGGAGCTGGCCGGGCTGCCGTGCGCGCCATTGGCGGATGTGGTGAAGCGTGGCTAAGGCGCGTACCAAGGGCAAGGAGGAATCCAAAGACAGTTTCCTAATCGAGATGCGCGAGCGTTTCGACCGCTGCCTTGAGTCTGACTCCACGCAGCGCGCCGAGGCCGTTGAGGACGTGAAGTTTGCGCTGGTCCCTGGGAATCAGTGGGACGCCGCGCTCAAGGCCAAGCGCAAGAAGCGGCCCTGCTACGAATTCAACCGACTCCGCCAGAGCGTCAAGCAGGTCGTAAACGAGATTCGCAAGAACCGCCCGAGCATCAAGGTCCGGGCGGTTGATTCCGGGGCCGACAAGGACACGGCGGAAACGCTCAACGGCCTGGTGCGGAACATCGAGAGCGTGAGCAACGCCGACACGGCTTATGCAACTGCCGCGCTCATGGCGGGCTGTGGTGGCTTTGGGGCGTGGCGCGTCACGACCGACTACGCCGACGACAGCGCCTTTGAGCAGGACATCTTCATCAAGGAGATTCGCAACCCGTTCAGCGTCTACTTCGACCCGGCAGCGCAGGAGTGGGACCGCAGAGATGGGCTGTATTGCTTTGTCACGAACCTCATCAGCCGCGATGAGTTCAAGACCCGTTGGCCGGACGCAGAGATTACGGATTTTGAGAGCGGCGCTCCCGAGTGGTACCAGAATTGGTACATGGAGGACAAGGTTCGGATCGCCGAATACTGGTGCAAGAAGCCGGCGACTAAGACCATCTGCCTGATGTCCACGGGCGAGACCCTGGACAAGGCGGAAGTTGAGCCGGTGCTGGACGAACTCGCGGCGGCCGGCAAGACCATCGTCAGGGAGCGCGAGGTTAAGTGCTACAAGATTTACCAGCACCTGGTGAGCGGCGAGGGCGACCTTGAGCCGCCGACTGAATGGGCCGGCAAATACATTCCCATCGTTCCGGTCTGGGGTGAACTGATAAACGTGGGCGGCCAAGACCTTTACTCCGGCATGGTGCGGCACAGCAAAGACCCGGCACGGGCGTACAACTTCCACCGCACGGCGATGATCGAGCAGGCGGCGAACATGCCGCTCGCCCCGTACATGGTGACGCCGGAGCAGATCAAGGGCTACGAAACAATCTGGGGCGAGTCGTCGGCCGAGAACTTCCCATATTTGCCGTTCAACCCCGACCCGAGAATGCCGGGCGGAATGCCGGCCCGCGTGCAGCCGCCGACACCAAATGTGGCCGCCCTTGAGATTGCGCGCCTCGACGCCGAGGACATCAAGGCCACGACCGGCATCTTTGACGCCAGCCTGGGGGCCAAGAGCAACGAGACCAGCGGCCGGGCGATTCTTGCGAGGCAGCAGGAAGGCGACACCGCCAACTTCGACATCACCGACAACCTCGCCCGAGCGATCAAGTTCACGGGCGACATCATCGTAGACCTCGCCCCGAAGATTTACGACACGCAGCGCATCGTCAGGATCATCGGCGAGGACGGGGCTGAAAAGAGCGTCAAGCTGTATGAGGAAGTGCAGGACCAGCAGACCGGCCAAATGGTCAAGGTCAACGACCTGGGCCGGGGCCGGTATGACGTGGCGGTTACGGTCGGCCCGAGCTACGCAACGGCCCGCATGGAGGCCGCAGATCAGTTGCTGGCAATCGCGCAGGGCAACAAAGACCCGGCCATCGGCCTGCTGCTGACGCGCTTCATCGTCAAGAACATGGATATGCCGGGGGCCTCCGAACTGGAAAAGCCCATTAAGAAGATGCTCATTGCTCAGGGCCTGCTAGAGCCGGAAGGCCCGGAGGAAGCCCCGCAGCAACAGGGGCCGAACCCGATGCAACAGGCGCAGATGGCGCAGGAAGCCGCGAAGGCCGAGCAGGAAACGCACCGGGCGGCGAAAGAGAAGTTCGCAGTTGACGGCCAGCAACTCGCCAACCAAAAGACCCAACTGGAAATGGCCGAGATTGAGCAGCGTCTAGCCATCACCGGCCGGCGCGGCAGCCTTGAGGCAGAGGCGATGCACAAGAAGAACATGGGCCACGACATCCACAACGCCACGGCCATTGATAAGGCCATGAATCCGCAGCAAGGGAAACCCTCATGAGCGACGAAAGAATTACCAATTGCCTGGGCTACCAGCAGATCACGAACGTCAGCGCGGCTGTTGGCCTGACGATCCCGAGCCACGTTTCGGGCCAGAAGCCAAGGGTCGCCATCATCATTCCGCAGACGCAGGCCGTTCGCTGGCGCGACGACGGCACAGACCCGTCCGCCACCGTTGGCATGCCGCTCGCGGTCGGGGCAGCGCTGGAATACGACGGCGACCTGAACAAGATCAAGTTTTTCGAGCAGGCTGCGAGCGCGGCCCTGAACGTTTCATATTACAGATGAGGTAGCAACGCAGTGAAAATCACCCCGCCGTCAGTAGATACGACCACCCTGGCAAATCTCGGCGAGGCTGAAACCTTCACGATGAAGGTGACGTTTGGTTCAGAGGTAGAGATTGACGGCGCGCTGAATCATGACGGCACAACGGTCGGGTTCTTCAATGTTACGCCGACCACGCAGCCGACCGCCTACACGCAGACCTATGCGACGGCGGACAAGACGCACGCCAACGCCACGCAGGTTGCGGTAGCGACGACTGGCGCAACTGCGGTCACTCCGTTCGGCTACACGACCTCCGCGCAGGCCGACGCGATTGTGACGGCGGTCAATGCGGCGCGGCTAGACATTCTCGACCTCAAGCAGCTTGTGAATTCGGTCATAGACGATTTGCAAGCCCTGGGGCTCGGACAGTGATGCTGTGCCGCGCTACACAATAAAGCTCAAGAGGACTGCAGGCAGCTTCATTCACGAATACGAGTGCGACGCGGCGGATCAGGCGGCTGCCGATGCCGTGGCGGCGGCAATGGCGGCGGAGGCCGGCGGCGGATTTGATGCGCCCACGGTGACGCTTGACCCCCATAGCCCGTATCAAAAAGAGTCAGAAAAGGGCTCGGTAAACGGCTACGCCGGGCTGGATGCGGCCGGCTTGGTCCCGGTCGCGCAACTTCCGGGGCTTCCGGCGGCGTGGGGCTCAATCACCGGCACGCTGAGCGTGCAAACCGATCTGCAAACTGCGCTGGATGCCAAGTCTGGGACCGGACATAACCACGCCGGCACATACGAACCGGCGAACGCCAACATCCAGGCCCATGTTGCCAGCGCGCATGCGCCGTCAGACGCGCAGAAGAACAGCGACATAACCAAGGCCGAGATAGAGGCCAAGCTGATTGGCGAGATTGCCAGCCACACGCACGCCGGTGGCGGCTCGCTCACGCTGGCTGATGTTTACCCGGTCGGCTGCATCTACACCACGATTGTCAGCACGAATCCGGCGACGGTCTTTGGCTTCGGCACTTGGTCTGCCTTCGGGGCGGGCCGGGTATTGGTGGGCCTGGACAGCGGCAATACGGCTTTCGACACGGTAGAGGAAACCGGCGGGGCCAAGACTGTCGCGGCTGCCGGCAGGCACCGTGAGTGCGCCGACCTTCACCGGCAGCGCCACCAGCGTCGTGCAGCCCTACGTCGTCGTTTATATGTTCAAGCGCACCGCCTAATGAATTAGCAGTAACCGCACCCGGACGGTTTCCGGGGCATCGGGGGCCGCCATGCGCGGCCCCTTCCATTTCCCGAGAGGAAAGCCGTGAGCAAAGAAGATGAAAAGCCCGTAGAGGGCGCAGACAAAGCCGACCCCAAGGACAAAGACGTTAAGGCCGCAAAGCCCGAAGCGCCGGAAGCCGAGGACAAAGACCCTGGAGACGAGGCAACTCCGGGCGGGACCGATGACCCCGCAAAGCCGAAGAAACCGCATTGGTCTCAGAAGCGCATCGATGAGTTGACGTACAGCCGCAGATCAGCCGAGCGGGACCGCGATTATTGGCGCGAACTTGCAATTAAGAACGCCCAGCAACCCGCCCAACCGGCGCAACAGCAGACCCCCGCAGCAAACAAGCCTGCTCCGGCCCAGTTCACGACGACTGAGGACTACCTTGAGGCGCTAGCCGATTGGAAGTCCGAACAGAAGTTGCAGGATTGGGACCGGAAGCGGCGCGAATCAGCCGAGAAAGAGCAACGCGAACAAGCCGCGCAGAAGGTCCACAAGACCTTTGCTGAGCGCGAGCAGAAAGCGCGTGAGAAGTACGAGGACTTTGAAGAAGTCGCGTACCACCTGGCACCGATCAACGAAGTGATGGCGGAAGTTATCCGCCGCTCCGAGTTCGGGCCGGAAATCGCTTATTTCCTCGGCAAAAACCCGGACAGGGGTCAGCAAATCGCCCAGATGACGGACCCGCATAGCGTTGCACTAGCTATCGGCCGCATCGAAGCGCAATTGGACGCGCAGGCCAATCCTGCGCCGGCAGTTACGTCAACTCCAAAAGCCGCGCCCACCACCGCACCTCCGCCGCCAAAGACTCTGAGTGGTTCTGCCCCCGTGCAGAAAAGCCCAGAGGAAATGACGACGAAAGAGTGGGTGGATTGGCGCAATTCCCAAGTTAGAAAAAAGCGGGCTTAGGCCCTAGGAGTTTGTAATGTCCAATTCAATCCTCACCCCCACGGCGGTGACTCGGGAGATTCTCCGAATTCTCCACGAGAAACTGTCTTTCATCGGTACGATCAACCGTCAGTACGACGACTCGTTCGCCAACAAGGGCGCGAAGATCGGCGATTCCCTGAAAATCCGGCTGCCCAACCAATACACCGTCACCACGGGTAAGACGTTGAGCACGCAGGACACGGCGGAGGAGTCGGTCACGCTGACTGTCGGTACCCAGAAGCACGTCGGCATGAAGTTCGATTCCAGCGAGCTCACGCTGTCACTGGACGACTTCAGCAAGCGCGTCATCCAGCCGGCGATTTCCGTTCTGGCCTCGGATGTCGAGAACGATGTTCTGAGCGGTTGCACCAAGGCTGTCGCTAACTGCGTCGGCACTTGGGGCACTGTTCCGGCGTCGTACAAGGCCATCACGGATGCCCGTGCGCGCATGAACAAGTTTCTTGCGCCCAAGGACAACCGTCGCGGCCTGCAGCTTGAGTCGGATGCCATGTCGTCTATGGCGGATGCGCTCAAGGGCCTGTTTCAGGACTCCAAGTCTGTCGCCGAGCAGTACCGCGACGGCATGATTGGGCGTCACGGCGGGTTCGACTGGTACGAGAACGAGCGCGTCTACGCTCATGCCACCGGCACCGACCACACGACCGTCACCGTGAATGATGCGTCCATCGCCTCCGGCGATACGACCATCACCACGGCCGGCGCGAATGTGACGGTTGGCACGGTGTTTACGTTCCTGAACGTGAACGCGGTTCACCCGGAAACCAAGGCCGACCTCGGCTTCGCCAAGCAGTTCGTCATCACGGCGGTCAGCGGCAACGACTGGACCTTCTCCCCGGCTTACATCACGACCGGCGCGAAGCAGAACGCCACCGCGCTTCCGGTTACTGGTGACGCCATCACGGTGTTCGGCACCGCTTCGCAGACGAAGAACCAGCATCTCGCTTACCACGAGGATGCCTTCACGTTTGCGACGGCGGATTTGCTGATGCCCAAGGGCGTTGACTTTTCGGCCCGTGAGGTTCTGGACGGTATTTCGGTGCGCCTGGTCCGTAACTACGACATCAACAACGACACCTTCCCGTGCCGCGTTGACGTTCTGTACGGCTACAAGGCCCTTCGCCCCGAGCACGCCTGCCGGATCACGAGCTAAAGGAGAACTGACATGGCAAAGAAGGAACTTAGCGACAAAGGACCGGACGGCACTTCACTCGGCCAGTCCGCGACGGATAAGGTTGGGCTTTACGGCACTACGCCGATTGCCCAGCGTTCCGGCGCGGCGCAGGCCACCTCTCTGGTGGGTACGGCGAGTTCAACCGACATCGATACCGCGACGAAAGCCGCGATTATCGAAATCATGAACACGCTTGCCGCCATCGGAGCCTGGAAGGGTTCGGCGTAAGCAGTAGCAACACGGCGGGGGCCTAAACAGCCCCCGCTTTTTCTTTACCCCAAACAAGGAATTCTCATGGCTACTCTCGGCGTATCGGATTCAAAGGCTGCAATCGACTCGGGCACGGTGACGGGCGTCAGTTCGCTCGGCGTTGCGGCCGGCGGGACATTCGGCCTCTACGGCACCACCCCAATTACTCAGCGGGCGTCGGCGGTTCAGGCGACATCGCTGGTCGGCACGGCATCCTCGACTGCCGTTGATACGGCGACAAAGGCGGCGCTCATCGAGGTGATGAACACGCTTGCTGCTATGGGCGCATGGAAGGGCACGGCGTAAACAAGTGCAGACCGCGACCTTTGACGAAACGGACATTCCGACCGAAACAGAGAACGTCGTCGCCTTTTGCACTCCGACGATCACGCGGCCATATCGGCAGTACCTGAGCGCGATGGAGCAGTCCGTCCCGGCCTTGGACGCTGCCGGGATCAAGCACTGCGCGACGTTTCAGGTCGGCTGTCCGTATATCAGCCACGCCCGCGCCACGATGCTCCGCAAGGCGCTGGACGCCAAGGCGGAAACGATTGTGTTCATAGATCACGACGTTTCGTGGCGGCCGGAGGACTTGATAAAGCTGATCCAGACGGAGGGCGACGTGGTATCCGGCCTCTATCGCTTCAAAAAGGCGAATGAGGAATACATGGGTGTCCTGGTCGGAGACAACCCACAGGTCAGGGCATCGGACGGCGCGATCCGGGGAGACAAGGTGCCTGCCGGGTTTCTCAAGATCACTCGGGCCGCAGTGCGTCACTTCATGCGCTCTTATCCCGAGCTGATCTATGGCGACCCCGAGCACCCATCCGTGGACCTGTTCAACCACGGCGCGATAAAGGGCGTTTGGTTTGGGGAGGACTACGCATTCTCGCGTCGGTGGAAGGAATGCGGCGGCGAGATTTGGATTGTTCCAGACCTGATGCTCACGCATCACTCGGCCGACATTGATTATCCCGGCCATTTCCACGACTTTTTGATGCGCCAGCCCGGCGGCTGCAAAGACCCGGCGCGCGTCGCTTACATCACTCAATCGGCGGCTTAAATGGCGACAGTTGAAACGCTGCTGAAACGATCGCTGCGCCTTATCAACGTCCAGGACTCCGGCGAGGCAATCAATTCCTCGGACGCCGAGGACGCCATCGTAGCCCTCAACAACATGATGGCGCGCTGGGAGGAAGATGGCGTTGCGGTCGGTTGGGCCGCCGTTTCTAACGTCGGTGACACCGTGCCGGCCCCGAATTCAGCCCATGAGGCGATTGCCGCCAATCTGGCCGTTCGCATCGCCCCGGAATACGAGCGGGTGCCGAGCGTCGCGGTCGGAAAGATGGCCGTTGACGGTTATGCCGACCTACAGCGCGACAGCATCAAGAACAGCATCGAGCCCACCGACATGAGCCACCTGCCGAATCCGACCGGCGGGCGCTACGACATCAACAGCGACCAGTGAGCGGCAAGAGCTTCAACATCATCGGCGGAGCATACGCAGACTCTAGCCGGCCCTGGGCCAATCAGCAGACCATTAATTGGGAACCAATTTCTGCCGAGGCTCCGGGCACGCGCACTCCGACCATGTTTCGGGGAAGTCCCGGCCTACGGACCTTCGCCACGCTTGGTTCCGGCGGAGTGGGGCGCGGCCTCAAGGTTCTGGCTGATGTGCTGTACGCGGTTTCTGATACCTCGCTTTACAGCGTGGACTCAGCGGGAGTCGGGACGAGCCTTGGCACTGTGGCGGGTTCGGGCCGGGCGGCGATGGAGGAAACCGGGACGTACCTCGTAGTTAGCACCGGGGCCAACGGCTACACCTACAACAAAGACACGTTGACTTTTGCGGCACTTGCGGACCCCGACTTTCCGCAGTCCTACAGCCTCGGATTTCTATCCGAGAAAATCACGGCGATTCTGCCGGACTCCGATTACTTCTACCTGTCTGCCACTTCGGACCCGACGAGCTGGGCCGCCGCAGATCGGGCGGCAGCCTTTGCCAGCACGGACAAGCTGGTGGGACAGATCGTTGACCATTCCGACCTCTTGCTTGGCGGGCAGCGGTCTACGGAGTTTTGGTACGACGCCGGGGAGCCGAACTTCCCCTTCGTCCGCGCCAATGGGGCGACTTCCGAAATCGGCTGGGCCTCGCCTTACTGTGCGGCCAAAGCAGACAACGCGGTTTTCGTTCTCGGGCATGACGGCGTGGTCTACGCGATTCGCGGCCGGCAGTTCACGCGGGTCAGTCATACCCCCCTTGAACAGGCGATCAGCGAGGAAACGCTGTCAGAGGCTTTTGCTTTTGCGTTCAGCAGGAACGGGCATTGGCACTACTACCTGAGCTTTCCGAGCGGCAAGACCTGGGCCTACGACGTTAAAGAGGGCCAGTGGTTCCGCCGGCAGTCTCACGAAATGGACCGCTGGCGCGGAGCGGCCTACGCGTTTTGTTACGGAAAGCACCTGATTCAAGACGCCTCGACCGGCGTGATCTGGGAAATGACGGATGAGGTTTTTGCGGAAGGCAGCGCCCCGCTGATTGCAGAACGCATCACGCAGTATTTCCACGGCGACAGCAATCCGTTCATCCTGAATGAAGTCGAGCTGTTGCTTAATCGCGGTCAGGGCCTCACGACCGGGCAGGGCTCTGATCCATTGATCGAGCTGCGCTACAGCCGAAACGGCGGGCGCACCTGGTCGAACTGGCGCGGGCTGAACATGGGCAAGATCGGCGAATACGAGCGCCGGGCCAGGGCGCAACGCTTCGGGCAATTCAAGGATTCCATCACGCTGCACATCCGCGTATCTGACCCCGTAAGGCGCGACCTCTACGGAGCCACGGCGAGGGTGAGCTAGTGGCAACACGCAAGGACGCCCCGCTTGAGGCATCGCAAGTCCTGAATGCTGACGGGACCATGCGTAGGGAGTGGCGGGAGTTTCTGGCCCGCGCTCCGTTTGTATCCGGCGAGCTTGCGATTACGAGCGCAACCCGCACCAGCATCAGCCACGGCCTACAGGTTACGCCGGGCAGGATTTCGGCCTTCCTGCTGAACAAGACGCCCGAATACGGCGTCGCCGCTAATCGTCGGGTAGTGATCCCGGTCTTTGAGGACGCCAACGATTACGGCGTACAGATCGCCGCCAGCAATACAGACCTGAGCTACACCATCGGAGCCAACGGCATCCGCATCATGCGCGAGGACGCCGGCAACGAAGGGCAGTTCGCAACCGTCACTAACGGCAACTGGAAGCTGGTGATTGTTGCGGATGCGTAGGACCGAGGACCGCTTTCGGATTGCCTCGGTTCTGAAACACCCCAAGATTTTCCCGTTCATCAGCGACGACTACACGCCGCACGACTGGCTGCCGCAGCGCGGGCCGATTTACTTGATGCCGGACAGCAACGGGGCCTGCATTTCTTTCGAGCCAGTGAACACGGTCATGTGGCAAGTCCACGCGGCGGTGCTGCCGGCCTATCGGAAGCACAGCAAGCAATGGGCGCGAGAGTCGGCCCGGTGGATGGCCGAAAACACGCCATGCCGGTCGATTATCGCGTTTTGCTATAGCGGCAATTTCGCCTCGATGCGGCTGATTGAAAGCATCGGCTTCAAACAAATCGGAACCATCCCGCAGAGCAAATTGCGGGGCGGCGTTCTTTTGGATCAGAAGATTTACGCACTGAGCATATAACTATGGGACAAGCATCTGGCGGTGGTGGCGGCGGTGGCGGCATGGGCGGCGGGATGATTACCAATATCGCCTCGTCCGTTGCGAACGTCGGGGCCGGCTGGTTTGCGAATGACCGGCTGAACAAGGGCACCGATGAGGCCCTCGGGCAGCAGGATCAGGCGAACGCCCTCTATCAGAACCTTTACGGCCAGACGCAGGGCGACTATGCCAAGTATCAGGGCGGCGGTGAGCGTGGCTTTGACGCGCTCCTGCGGACCTACGGCATCGGCGCGGGTCAGACGGGCGGGCCGGATTACTCGGGCTTTGAGAATTCCCCGGACTACCAGTACCAGCTTCAAGAGGGCGCGAAGCTGCGCCAGAATCAGGCCGCCGGAAACGGTCGGCTCTACAGCGGGGCCTATGACAAGGAACTGACGCAGTTCGGGCAGGGCCTTGCGTATCAGAACCTCGATGACTACCGGCGCGGGCTTTACAACATCAGCAACACCGGGCTAGGGGCCACTAACGCACTTGCTCAGTATCGGCAGGGCTACGGCAACCAGCTCGGGCAGGGCTACGAGAACAAGGGCGATTTGATGTATGCGCGCCGCATCGGACAGGCCAACATCAACTATCGCAACGTCGCCGCGCAGGATTCCATTTGGGGGTCTGGCAGCGGCGGCGGGCAGCCGCAGCAGAACGGCAACAGCTTAAGCACATATGGTGACGGCAGTGGCAACGGCTGGAATTCTAACGGTTCCTACGACTACGGCAGCACGGCCAACAACTTCAACTGGGGCGGGGGCTAACCAATGGCTAACGCACTCCTACTCGGTCAGGCGTCCAGACTCGGGGACGCTCAGGGCGTCGGCGTGCTGGCCGACGCTCGCGCACAGGGTCAGAACATGGCTGCCCAGCGGCAGCAGATGGGCCAGAACAACGCCCTCTTTCAACAGCAGCAGCAGGACCGCCAGCGGCAGATGGCCGAGCAGGAAAAGGAACGCCAGATGCAGCCGCTTCGTGAGGACTACGCCCGGTTTATGCAGTTGCCGGACGACAACGCCCGCACGCAGGCATGGCAGGGCGGATTGGCCCAACACTACGGGCAAGACCCTAACTCCGACTGGAAGCCGGTGCTGGCGCAGGTCACGCAACAGCCGGGCTTCCTGCCGCCGGAACTGACGGCGAAGATCATGGAGCAGCACTTTGCGCCGAAGCAGCAGGAGCCGTTCACCCTGAACGCTGGCGACCGCCGCTATGGCGCTGACGGCAAGATGATTGCCAGCGCGCCGGCCAAGCCGGACGCCACGCAGTCGCGCCTTGTGCCTATGCCCGACCCGAACTCTCCCACGGGCTACTCCTACGGCGTTCCGGCACCCGGTGAATCGGCCGCGCCGCCGCGCAACGCCGCATCTTCGCGCCTGCCGCCGTCCATTCAGCAGGCCGAAGATGGCGACATTGAGGCCATCCAATTGGCTACGGCCATCGGCAAGGATTTGGGCGCGCTGAACAAGCAGCTCGATCAAGGAACACTCGCGCTTGGCCCCGTAACTAACCTCACCAGCCGCGCCAAGAATTTTGCCGGCGTCAGCGACGAAGTAAGCCGCAACTTTGCCACTTTTAAGTCCACGTTGGAAAAGCTGCGTAATGACTCTCTGCGACTCAATAAAGGCGTGCAGACGGAGGGCGACGCGCAGCGCGCCTGGGATGAAATCCTGTCGAACATGAATGACGTTGAGTATGTGAAGCAACGTCTTGCGGAAGTGCAGGAAATCAACAACCGCGCCGCGCTGTTCCGGGATCAGCAGATTCAGAACCGCCGGCAGTCCTATGGGCGCGAGGCGCTGGATACCGAACAGTTCCGCGCTCCGTATGCGGCCATCGGCGGCAGCGGGCAAATCAAGGAAGGCACCACGGCCACCAACCCCAAGACCGGCGAAAAGATCATGCTGCGCGGCGGCCAGTGGGTGCCGGCGCAATGAGCCAACTCCCGCCCGGCTTCGTGCTGGATCAACAGGCATCCGCGCCGGGCCTTCCGCCCGGCTTTGAGCTTGATGGCCCGAGCATGGAAAGCGCCGCGCCCGCCCGCAATGCCGAACCGGACTCCGCCATTACTCGCCGCGTTCGTGGCCTTGCCCAGACTACCGTTGTCCCGGCCGCACAACTCATGGCTCGCGGCATGGATTTGGTCGGCAATACGGCTAATCGGATTTTCACCGGCAAGGAAAGCGAATACCTAAAGGAACTCCCGCAGCGTGCGGATATGTTCGCTCAGGAGTTGCGCGACCAGCGCGAGGCCGGGCGGCCCGATGGCTTCGACCTCGCCAGCGTGGAGGGCGAGGCGCTTGGCACGGCCCCGGCCTTTGGTCTACGCGCCGCAGCGCGACCCATCCTCAACAGGTTGGCGCAGGGAGCCGTGGCCGGCGGACAGTTGGCCCCGACGAACGAGGCCGGGGCTGGGTCGAATGTCGCCACCAGCGCGGCTGTTTCCGCCGTGGTCCCGCCGGTTCTTTCGCGCATTGTCAGCCCGGCCGCCAATGCCGCCGTGCGGATGCTCGCCGAGCGCGGCGTTCGCATGACGCCAGGACAGATTCTCGGCCCAACCGCTAAGCGCATCGAGGATGCCGCCCGCAGCATTCCGTTACTGGGGGACGCCATTTCATCGGCCCAGCGCCGATCCTTCGGTTCATTCAATGAGGCCGTGATAAACGACGCGCTACAGCCCATCAACGGGCGCGTGCAGGGCGCTGGCCGCGAGGCCGTGGCCCAAGCGCAAGATCAGGTCAGCCACGCCTATAACAGCCTGCTGCCGCAGCTTCGCGTTGCCGCAGACGGCCAGTTCATTCGTGAAGTTCAGGGCGTCCAGCAGATCGCGCAAAGCCTTCCGCCGGAATTGCAGCCGCGCTTCAATCACATTCTGCAAAACGAGGTTCTGTCCAAGTTCACGCCGCAGGGCCGCATGAGCGGCGAGATGATGAAGGACGTAGAAACTCAGCTCGGGCAGATCGCCAAGTCATACCAAGCCAGCGCCGACCCATTTGAGCGCCGCATGGCGGGGGGCGTTAGGGAATTGCAGGGCATCTTGCGCGGGGTAACTGAGCGCAGCAATCCGCAGCACGCCGGTCAGTTGCGGGCGATCAACCAAGCCTATGCGCGAATGCAGCGAGTCAATGACGCCGCCGCACGCGTGACATCTGAGGATGGCGTCTTTACGCCGGAAGCCTTTAGCGGGGCCGTCAAGAAAGGCGATGTGTCCAAGGGCAAGCGCCGCTATGCGCGTGGCGAGGCTCAGTCGCAGGAATTGTCCGATGCCGCCCGGCAGGTAATGGGGAACAGGGTGCCGGACTCCGGCACTGCGCGGCGCATGATGACCGGTATTCCGGTGGCCGGTGGGGTCGGGTTCATTGAGCCGAATGCTTTGGCGCTCGGCGCTATTGCCGCCGCGCCGTATCTGCCAATCGGCGAGGGGCTAGTCAGGAACGCTCTTTTGCGTCGGCCCGCTGGCGCGGCTCAGTTTGCTAACGCGCTCCGCAATCGCGGCGGCGCGCTCACTGGCCCGGCGCTCGCGGCCCTCACGGAGTCCCGCTAGTTTCTTAAGGTCGCGGGCCTTCATCTTTTCTACGAAGGCCCAGAAGGCGGCGACCCCGCCAACGACCAGCGCTGTATGTAGCAAATCCGTCATACCCATCAACGATACCACAGAGCCCCGGAAGGGGCTTTTTCATTTGGAGCGCCCTGAATGGCCTCACTTTTCATCGACAAAGCCCGCCAGTTTGAAACGCCTGCGGGAGCCCCGGCGCAGAGCTACTACCTGCACTTCCTCACCGTGGGGACGCTCACGCCGGCCAATACCTACCCGACCGAAGCGGATGCGATTGCGGGGACTAACGCCAACGCAAATCCGATCACGCTGAACTCTGCCGGCCGCTCCCCGGTTTCGGTCTGGCTCACCGGGCGCAGGCGGTGGATTTTCAGCAACCACATCACGCCGGGATCAGGCACGACGATTGACGAAGCCATCGTGGAGGACTTCGTTGGGGCCTCCAACTTTCAGACCAGCACGCCGACGTACGGCGGCAACAACTCCGGCACGGCGGATGCGCTGGTATTCACGTTCAGCCCGGCGATTACGGCTTACACGAACGGCGCTCCGCTGCGTGGCCGCATCGCGGCCAACAACACCGGGGCCGTAACGATCAATGGCGGCGGCGGGGTCAAGAGCGCCGTGAAGTGGGACGGCTCCGCGTTCATCGCCGACGACTTGCAGGGCCCGGACATCCTTGATTTCACCTACGACAGCACGACGGACGTTATGCGGGTCGGTACGCCGACCTATAACAAGCTGGCCCGGCTGGACACCAATCAGAGCTTCACCAAGGCCCAGGGCGTTAACCGCTCGGCCCTGACTGACGCCGCGACGATTGCAGTAGACGCCAGCCTGAGCAACGTCTTTACGGTCACGCTCGGCGGAAACCGGACGCTCGGCCAGCCGACGAATCCGAAAGACGGCCAATCCATAACGATCTTCATCACGCAGGACGGCACCGGCTCCCGGACGCTGGCCTATCACGCTGACTGGCTCTTTGCTGGCGGCGTTGACCCGACGTTGACCACGACCGCCGCTGCCGTGGATGTGTTGAGCGCGGTCTACAACGGCGCGACAACGAAATGGTATGGCGTGCTGAACAAGGCATTTGCCTAGTGCTGCCTTTCTTCGGGCTGACGTTAAGCAGCGCATACCGGGTATCCCTGCAAGGCAAGACCGTCAACGCCAACGGCGCGACTCCGACCAACGTCACGGCCGGCTTTCGCTTGGGGGCTGATGGGAAGGTCTACAGAGCCCGGACTCAGGTCGGCGGCGGGGCCTACGAGGAAGTCAGCGCCGGCAGCAATGAATGGCTAGACCCGCACGACGGCGTTGCGGCCGACGCCTACGAGTGCCAAGCCACGGTGACGGCGGGCGCGCTGACCTCCGGCACTGCCGGCTCCTGGCTTGCGCTGACCTCTGACAGGGAGTGGGAAGTCACGCGCACGAACGACGTGCTCGGCACCGACACCTGCACCTTCACGCTCGAAATCCGGCGCATCGGGACAACCGTTGTCCTCAACAGCGCCTCTATCACATTGAACGCGGAAGTAACCTAAATGACCACCGTATCCGCCAACGCCGAATCCGATTCGGTGAGAGAACTGCTGCCCGCCGCGCTTGTTACGGACCTCAAGGCCCGTGACGCGCCGGACGAGACGAAGATTGTCTACGTGCTGGGCTACGCAGCTCAGGGCGACGGCGGGGACGGCTGGTATCGCTGGGATGCCGACTCGACGGAAACCGACAACAGCACTGCCGGCATCGGCGGGGTAAGCGTTATCCAGCCCACCGGCCACACGGCCGCCGGCCGATGGCTGCTGCAAAGCGCCGCCGCAACCATCAGCGAAAACCTCCGCGAGCCCTCCATAGCTGCGCTGAAACTGCGGGCGATCCCCGCTGTAGACGGCACTGTGGTTGACGTAGACCACTACTACGACATCGCAACGGTGACGGCAGGGGGTGGTGGTGGAAAGTTCCAATGGCGCGCCTCCAGCCTCGCCACCGCAGACGACGGCATTACCTTACTCCCTACAGGACAAAGTGCAGGAACGGCGGGAAGGTGGGTGCGGCTGTATAACAGCGGAGTTATTCACGCGGCGTGGTTTGGGGCCGGGGCCGCTCAAACATCCGCCACGAACACCACCGCCATAAATGCCTGCGTAACACTTCTTACTGGCGTCGGCGGCGTGATTCAGTTGCCGGCCGGGCTTCTGAAGATCACAAGCCTTAAGTTCAATAATGTTCAGAGCATTGAGCTAAAGGGCGTTGGCACCTGTTATTCACAGGAAAATGGGTACGGCACCACCATCCTGACGGACACGACCTCCGATTATCTAATACAGGTTTATCGTTGCACTGACGTTAGGATCAGTTCTGTAAATCTGGACGGAAAGGCGCTTAAAGCGACGGTGCTGGATATTACAAATTTGGTATCTGGGCCGCTCAACGACTTCAACGTTTTTGAAAACGTCGAATTCTACAATGTAAAAGCGAGCGGATCGTTCGTTTCAAGTTCTGGTGGTGCCGGGAACGATGGCGGAGAGGTCGCCGTAAACGCCTTCATTAACTGCACATTTCAACTTAACGGTGCGGCGATCCCGGCGAGCAAGGGCA